GTATCATCTGCAATTATTTTTTCATTGATTGTTTTTTGATTATCAAAACCATCGATTAATATATCCAAGTCCTTTTCTAAACGGTCCTGTCTTAACTGGGATTGTCTTTTTTGATTATCCTGGGACGCTAAAAGAAAATCCCTTTCAGCTTCCTTTAGAACTTTATAATATTCTAGTTGTTTGTCGAGGAGAGTTCCTAATTGCTCCCCGTTACTTTTTCTCAAATCTATTTCTTGGTTAATTAGAGACAATTCAGATTGAGCAACTCGCCTTTGTAATTTAGCTCTTTTAATAGTTAAGGCAGAAGCCGCTTTAGCAGCATTTTCTCTTTCTTTGAATGATTTGGTTCCATTATCAGCAGTGGCCTTTAGGAGTTCCTCCTCAGTGATAAGGTCTTGGAGTTGTTTCTCTATTTCCCTGTTCTGCCTTTTTGTATTTTTCTTGGCTTGTTCTAAAAGGTCGAAAGCAGATATCTGATCATATATAGATTTAGTAGTTGCCTGGATAGCTTCGGCAAATTCCCTTTGCTGTTCTGCATCCAATCCTGTCCCCATTTTCACCAAAGCTGTACCTGCTTCCTTAGCAGCTCCTTTGAGACCTTCCATATCTCGCTCCCAAAGAGCTTTGAAAGCCGAACCCACAGCCCCAATCAAATCAATGAGTCCAGCGAACCGGTTAATTATATTTTTCTTCAATGCTTCCCAAAATGCTTTTAGAGCTTTTTGGGGGTCGTTGAAAGCCGCTATTAAAGCTTTTGCTAAAAAATCTACCACCCCTACTAACTCTGAAAGTATACCACTTAAAATTGCACCCCCTCTTGCTAAAAGGTCTGACCCTGATTTTGTTCTTTTAAACAATTGGTACAGGGCAGTTAGGCCGGCAACAACCCCAGCAATCATCAATAAGATGGGATTTGCCAATAGAGCTTTTGCTGATTGCCCTAAACCTTTTAGACCTTGCGCGGCTCCCCCTGCTGCTCCTGGCATTTCTGTCAATTGATTGCTAACCCCTTTCCACCCCTTCTCATAATCCCCTACAGATAGGGTGTGTTTCCCAGTAGCTTCTTGAAGGCGTTTCATTTCTTCGTAAATATTGTTTGTTTCCTTCTCCAGTTTTTGCCCTGACTTGGAGCCCTCCCTTTGGGCCGCACTCATAGCATTCAGTTTTAGTTTGTTTAAGCTATATTGTGCGGACAGTTTATCATAAGACCCTTCTTTTGATTTATTGAGTTTGATTTCTAATTTAGTTAGATTATTCTGCTTCCGTTGAATCCCTTTTAATTTTGTCAATTCCACCCCGGTATTACTTTGGGATTTCTTTAATTTTTCTTGGGCTTTTGTAAGTTGGTCAGCTTTTATTGCTGCTTCTTTTGTAGCCTTCTGCCCTCCCTTTGTAGCCCCATTCACTTTCTTAATGGATTCCTCGACTTTTACTGCTTCATCCTTAATCTTCTTAAACATTTCAGTATACGTCGTCTCTAACCGTTCTAATTGACTAATGAGATTCGTGATACTTCCATCAGGAGAAATAAAATCTTTATATTTAATTGGATTATCAGCCATTTGGTTTCTTTAATTTCTTTAAATATTCAAACGAATTATAAAACTGGAGAACAGACATTTTGTCCGTATTCACTGATAATTCATGGGATAAAAACAAACACATCTCTTCAAATTGTTTATCGTATTTTATTTCTGCGCTTTCTTTTCCTGAGAAGACTTTCGGTTTAGCCAGAGTAAGCAGGAAATCGTTTATGACTTCGATTCCCTGCTTATTGTCTGTTCCTCTAATTATTGAATCAAGCTGCAAAAGTACACGGGTTCTTATTTTATCGTAGTATTCTTTAATGGCTGAATCATCGAATTGACCTGGAAAATATACGTTCAGTTCGTCCTCGATTTTTTTTTTAATAGACTCTAAAAGGCTATCAAAAAATCCGAGTTTTGTATCCCCAAATTGGACCTGGATTCGTTTGATATTTTCATCCGATAAATCAGTGAGCTCCTTCCCATCAATACTTTTCACCAGGAATACAAATGATAAATGCTTCACATTTGTTTCTTGGGATACCATATAGAGGGATTGCCTGAGGTTCTCCAATTGAACTTTAGCCTTTTGTTTATCCGATTTATCCACATATCTAATTATGCGTCCAATATGTTCGTTAATATCATTCAGGTCACTACCAATCCCACTATCGACCAGGAGATATTTGTTGAATTTATGGAACCTTTTAATCGGTAGTTCGTCTATCGAATCATAAAGTTCAACCGTATATTTTCCTATCTTTGTGGTTTTCATATCAATATCCTTACTAAAGGTGTTGCTAAAAAGGGATACAATACAACTTCTATCTCCTTACAGACAAAAGTATAAAGAATAATCGATAGAACAACACAAATCCAAAAAGAAAGGCAGAAGTCGCAATTGAATAATTTTGAAATCAATTTAGGACCGTGTATTTGAACCCATTCTCTCACCCCAATCTTCTGTATGAAGAGGAGGATGAAAGTGGCTCCCAGGGCTAATGTGATAATGTTTTGGACCATTTAGCAATCCTCCGTGAATATCATTTCACCTTCAAATCTAAAACCCCCATAAGGTTGCATTAAAAATTGACTATCAATTTCTTTTAAGCTGAATCCTTTGTAAATATTGTCCGCCAATTCATAGATTTGCCTTACATCCACCCGACCCCAAGTCAAAAATAATTGACGGGTCATAATCTTCAGAATCTGAGCTTTTAAAGCTTCTGTATTCCTGTCAGTTACGGAAGGGAATACTTTATTGAGATTGAACCAAAATACTAAGGAATATTTTAGTCGTACATTGTTTGAAGTATGAGCTCTGAAATCAATATTCTGAGGGTCTTCAATCATAAAAAAAGAATAGTTCCCGAGATTTTGGTCTGGTAGAACATTCAAATATTTTCCTTTTCCCAAATGGATTCCCGGATAAAAATAATCTTTCCCATCTTTGGTTGTAACTAATCTTTGACTTTGGCCAAATGAGTAATCCAACCAAGATAATTTGTTTTTTAAAACATCTTGAACCTGGACGATTATTTTGTCCGTGAATGCAGGAGATACCGGCTTTGGTGTTGATGGTATGTTCATAATTCTTTTAGTTTTTCAATTATTACTGGTGCTATTATCTTTTCGATAACATACCTTAAATTCTCATCAGTTAATCCGAGGATTTGCTCCCCGTAACGATAAGTCAAGAAAGGTTCAATAGGGTCTGTAGTCATGATTTCAAAATTATCAGACCCATAATAAATGTAGAATGACCTGTGGAAAATATTTTCATCCCTGAGGGTCACCCTCCCGGTTGGTTGGTTCTTTCTTTTCTTACGTTTGATTGTACTTTCAGCATAAGAAGGAACGATTTTTTTACTATCGTTCCTTATCCCCTTATCATACAATTGGTCCTCATAATTTAATGCCAAGATAAATTCTTCGTTATCCCTTATCGCTTTTTCAATGGCCTGTATTAAAGTGCCCTCAAATTGCTTAAGTTTGGTTATCAAATTTCTGAGCTTATCCATTATACTGTTTTATAGCGAACCCCTTTATTGTTACATGGGAAACATACCCTACTCAGGGAAGTGGTATCTAATTTCACCGCCTGCATAGCCTGGTTGAAATTATAAATCAATCCGCTTTTCTTGTACCCTTGACTATCTCCATCCAGTTCATACAAAAGTTCCTGTCTGGAAAAGTTTTGTTGTGTCCTCCCGATATTGAAATTGGGGTTGTAAGCCATTTCACGAATCATGTCTACAGCTACCTGAAGTCCTATGATATTCTGAAAATTCCTTTTTTGTTCTAGGATTATATCAGTAATATCACATTCGATAGTGATTTGTAAATTGATACCATAATTGGTTGTATAAGTGTATAAATTCCCTGAAACATCCCATAACACAACAGGACCTTCAGTGGATTCATCAGCAGTTTTAAAAGGATGGATTTCTAAGTACTTACTCCAAATCCTCCATCCTGATGCTTCACTTGCATCACATGATGAACAGGGTTTTGCACTCCAGTCTTTGCTTTTACTAATGGCCTGGACTCCTTCTTGAAGTTCTCCCTGTCTATAAGCTAAATACCAACTCCCTCCAGCATCATTGTCATTACTTAAATAAGGTAGATACCAATCCTCAAGAGAAAACCATTCCATTCCTGAATCCTTTGTTCGGATTAATTCCAGGGATTTAATTGGATTGAGCATACTCGAGTGCATAAGATACACGGTCAAAGACCCCGTTCCTGTGAACTGTAGCCCAATCTTTTCTAATTTCAATGTTATCCCATTGGAACGAATAGGAACAAGCTCAAACCCCACCAAATTAGCCCCTGTAGGGATTAAATCCGTGATTCGGCCTGTACCATTGAAAAGGGTTTTATTCTCCAGGATATTCTTGGCCGTTTTCTCTGTCATTTTATCATCCCAAAAAGAACGGATAGCTTTTAATATGCTCCCTTGGGTTTTTTGTTCCAGCCATTCAGAGAATGCATCGAACCTTTCCCATTCATCTGGATTGGTCTCAGGGGTTGAATCCAAGTTTGCTAATTTGGCCCTGTAGTTTTTAGTTGCTAATGTAACTCTATCCCCTATACGGTATTGGGTTGAAGCCAACCAAGTGGGATAAATAACATTTGCAAAATCTGGAGCAATTGACTTCACATTTTCCAGGGTTAACAAGGGGTGAAGTTCTTGAAAATATTGCCCCGTATCACTTTGAGTAAGGCTATCCGCAATAGTGAATTCTGAGACATCGTGGTTTTGCCTCCATCCCCAAAGATGAAGCAACCCCGTTTTTAAATCTATTGGTCTGTACATCGCTTTTTGCTTTTAATTAAAAAAGGGGAAGGGCATTGTCGCCTTTCCCCTTTTAAGTTTGTTGAATCAGAGATTTATCTTACTCGACTGCCACAATCCCATTTGCCTTTAAAGCATCCAGGATGGAATTCACTGCTGTAGCAATTGATGCTCCAGCTGCACCATCAGCAATCTCTGCTATAAGAGGTTGTTCTGTGATAACTGCTCCAGCAGCGGCCGAAGCCACGGACTCAATATAGTTATCCACCAGTTCTTTTAGAACCGGTCCGGGAACTGCAACAGCTCCTTGTTGGCTACAACTCTCATTTACGAGGGTCTGTAATTGTGATTTTGTCAGTGCCATAATTTTAAATCTTTAAGGGGTTAAAATTAAGGTGTTACTTCCAAAGTGTTCACAGGATTTTCAGTCGTATTAGCGATTGTAACTTGAGAATAGTCAGTAGCAGCTTCAGAAAGGATTGCAAACTCCATAATCGGGTTAGCGATATTAGCTGCATCGCTGTTGTAAGTGGTTATGAAAGCCACATCAACTGCGAATCCGTAATGTTCTTTTCTTGCTCTGGTGAGGTCAGCAGTAGCAGCACCTGAGATTGCGTTGAAATCCCCTTTTGATTCGTAGAAATAAGTTCCTACAGGGAAGTTTAACATCGGCAGTGTATCGATACTCCATTCAGTACCATCAGCCATTTTAGTTCCCAAAAGGGATTCCCTTTCG